AGGTCAGAAATACCCTCTGCTAGGTTATAAAAGTATCCAGTGAAGGAATAGTCCGTAGTCGCACTTCCACTAACAGTACCAGTGGAAGCATCGTAAGTGCCTCCGGTGGTGACCTTGCGGAGTGTAAGAGTTTCGCCAAAGTCTTGGACCAACTTCAAAAGGTCACTTGCATTAAACGACATGGACTATTCCTCACTCGTATTCCGCAGAACCGTTGTAGTTCGGTGGGTTGCGGAAACGATCCCTGCGGAAAGATGGGGTAACACGATCCGTGTCATCTCTCACCACAGAGATAGCTGCCTTACTGAGGCCCCCAGCTTTGACACCGAGACCTGATTGTTTCTTGGACTCAGATTCAAGATTTTCCGCAAGGGCCAAATAATGGGCGTGAAGATCAGAGTAACTAGCACTAAGAGCGCCATCAAGCTCAGTGTCAACACGGCGGCTATACTTAGCTGCAATAGCTCGGCAGCAATAAGCACCAGCCTCATAAACATTGTCACTGGACTCAGTAAGAACAAAAGCAATTTCATCGTCTTGTACCTGTACGTCGGTGGAGTCAGTATCACCTACGAGAAAACGTACTGCATTGCGACGGCCTGTCGCAGTGGTGGTATTAAGATCGTCAACATCGTAGGTGAACGTCATTATGCTTGTTCCCAATCTGACCAAGGGCTATTACGCCAAGTACGGATATGACCACGCTGTTTCTTCGTGATCGTAGAAGCCTTACACTTCTTTGTGTTGTATTCACGCTCTGTCTTGGTGAACAGCTTGACCTTAGCGTTAATGTTATCTACAATAACCTTAAGTTCATCGGGGCCTAGTTCATCGAGACCGTCTCCTACTACAACCTTTTGGTTGGATTCAGTCGGAGCCTCCTGTTTAAGGAGACCCCGGTTGAATAGAGACATAACGTCTTGCCAAGGGATGCTTCGCTGTTGCCAGTCAAAGACATCCCCCGGTTTCCACTCAGACCCATACCCCTTAAACTCTTGTCTAACGAGTTGGACCCAGTTAAGTTGAAAAGGAAGAAGAGAGTAGTCGGGTGTCATACTCTAGTCCCTTATGCTACGATGGTCTCAAAGAAGTAACCCAAGTCTGGGCCAACCATCTTCATGTCGTAGGACATCTTTACCTGAATCATCTCAGCGATCTGCTGACGCTTAAGGGCGTCGTCAGAGAAGGACTCAACAGTGATACCAAGGTTGTTAGCACCCGGAATGCTGTTCCATGCGAAGGTCAGACCCGAAGCAGGGGTCATAAGACCAGCGTTACCCGGCGTGTAACAAAGCATAGCGTGCTTACCACCGATGAAGCTGTTAGACTCCGTAGCGCCTTCAACCGTATCGTTCTGGACAGCTTCCATGACGTAGTAGTTCTCTACCTCAAAGATTTCTGCCAGCTTCGCCTTGGTAACCAAAGCAGTGTTGGATACCGTAGCACCACCGTTCAGGCGAGCAAGGATGTCTGAGTTGTGCAAGAGAGCATCGTGTACGTGACGACCAACAACCAGAGTGTTCGGACGGAAACCGCCAGACTGAAGCTGGATGGTACGAGACGCATCGGTGATGTTCTTGATTGGAGAAGAGTTAGCCTCATCCCACTCGGTAATACTACGACCAGACAGAAGGTCTTGGCTCGTCCATACACCAGCAGAGAAGAAATTCGTAGCGAACTGCTTCTCACGGTGGATCATCAGACGCATCGCCAGAGTCTGCGCTCCGGCAGAACGAATGTCCAGAGCGGTGTCTTCGTTAGCAAGAGTTTGCTCATCGAAATCCATACCGAGACCGTACACGTCAGCAAAGTAGCTGTCGCTCGATACGGACATACCGATACGCTCTACTTCGGTACGAGGTGCCAGCTTCTTAACGTCACCAGTGCGGTTCATGTCAGCACGGCTGTACTGGTAGTACTTGTCAGATTGCTTGTCTACGCCTACGATAGGGAAGACTTTATCTGCGATGAAGTTATCCTGAGACTGAGCATAAGCAGTCGTCAGATTGGTGAGTGGTGCATCAATATGCACATTAGATGGGGTCAGCAAAGGCATTTGTTATTCCTCTTCCTTAACTGCTATTACGAGTGGAACTTAGAAGGGAGGATAAGAACAGAAATGATCTCATCTGCGCCAGAGGCGGCTTCCAGAGCTACCCCAATCGTAAACTGGTTATTGGTAGCCGCAGTAATGGCCTTACCACTACCATTAGAGCCTACAACTGCACCCTTAGCTACAGCAGCACCAGCCTTGACCATAGCAATACCCTCAACTTGAGTGGTAAGGGTTGTGGTAGCTGGGGTAGCAGATGGGTCAACAGAGTTGACAGCTACGCCAACAACAGGGACAGTCGTACTGGCTGCACCAGCTTTAGCTGCACCAGATGCGGTTACGGTTACAAGTTCAAACTGACCTACAGCACTTGCTGCTTCCAGCGTAATGTTGTTAAAGCGGCCTGCGTTCGTCGCCATGATTTACTCTCCTTTGTAGAGCTTAGAAATGAGCGCCTTGCCTTCGTCGGTCTTGGCTACAGCAGCGTATGCTTTAGCGTAGCCAGACTTGGCAATAGCGTTTTCGTCCATGTAGGACTTTACCATAGAGTCCAGTTTGTCCTGTGGGGAAGCCATATCAGCTTCTACAGAGGCTTCACCGATCTCTTGCATCGAAGCACCCATAGCAGCATCAGCAGCTTTGAGGGCTTCTACGATTGCGTCATCTTTAGCTACATGAGCCAAGAGCGAGGCCGCAATTTCGTTGTCGAAGTTAGGCAGGATTTCGTCAGCTTGCTTCTTAAGCTCGATATGACGTTTAGCAATCTCTGCTTCTTCGAGAGCTTTGAGGACGGGGGCCGGGATGTCAGACTTGACAACCTTCTCACCGTCAAATTCTACATACTCAGGCTCTTCAGCCTTCGTAACTTCTTCTTCGGAAACAACGTAACCGTTGTCTTCGAGGGCCTTGGAGAGGCGGGAGACTTCTGCCTTAAGAGCGTCAACTTCAGCCAAGAACAGTTCGGACTGGTCTACAGCCTCTTCTGCTACTTCAGCTTCGTCAGCTTTGTTAAGGCGAGCCATAAGCTCCTTCTTCTCGTCAGCGGACATCTTTTCGAGTTCTTCCTTAGCCTTCTTCATGGCTTCGTCTTCACCCATGCCCTTACCCATGTAGTACGACTTACGCTCATCGAGGTATGAGTCGTACCCTTTTTCCATGTCTTCCATGCTTTCGTCCCTTTTAATAAGACAGATTGTAGCGGCTTGATTAGCAGGACGGTCAACAAGTGACAATTCGTCCAACTCCAAGTCGAGTAGGATGTTAGTCATTTACTTCCTTCCTCTTAGCTTTGCCGCCGATAGAAAAGGCCGTAAGTTGGCCAGATTTTACCAGAGACCAGACCTCATCATCGAATACCTTCAATGCTACGATCCAACCTTCACGGCTACTGGAAATGCCCAAGGACTCACCAATCTCATTAGTGAGAGGCATCGAGTGGACAACTTGACCCACCTGATCCCCCTTGTGCATCATCTTACCAACACGAATATGCTCCATGAATTTATTCACGGCCTTAACCATAGTGTCGGCTTCAATTACATCACCTTGGCGGTCTACCAGAGGCTTACCGTCTTCAGTGATGACCGAGGCCCAACCGTAGACAAGACGTTGTTCGTCGTCTGTCTTAAGGATTTGACCCTCTAGGTTCATTTGCTCGGAGTCGTCTTTTGCGAGCATATCGCTCACAGAAGAACCAGACTCCCACATCTTACAGGACCAATAACCAGCAGTGGTCTTATCAGTCTTGCTGTCGCAATTATGTCTAGCTCGGAAGTTAGCACGGGCCTTTGGGTCGTCACGACGGATTTCCATAGTGGGGCTACCAAAGGTAACTTTCTTCACTTTGTCACCGGACTTGACGTAAACACCAAACTTCTTAGCGGAGCCTTTAGGCAGACGGAATGGCTTATCTAGGGAGACCTTCTCACCACGAAACTCAGCCTTCTCAGTACGTCCCGGCAACAAATCCTTATCATGGCTTACGGCCTTCTGGCCAGCAGCGATCTTAAGGAAGCTGTTCACACGGGCCATTGCCCATTGCTCTTTAGATGTTACGTTAGGACGTACAGAGCCGGGGTTGGTCTTGTATGCACCAATACCACGGTCATAGACTGCTCGAAGGGTCTTAGCACTGATGTTGCCCTTCTTAGCACCATGACGTGCGTTCCAGTTCTTAGCCTTCTCTGCTAAGGTGGAAGTCTTTACTTTCTCTACCGAAGACCAAGCAGCACGAAAGGCACGTTGCTCAGAGCCAGTGTCTTCCATGACAGAGTTAAAGACCTGACGGAACTTACCTTGGTTCTCTTCTGGGACAGTCTGTCGTACTGCTTTGGGGAGGTCTGCATTAGTAGAGAAAGGCATTACTTCTTTCCTTTGTAGAAGGCATCCCGAATAGAGCCACGGGAAAGACCAATATCGTTAAGCTCTCGGTCTGTCATCGAATAGAGCGTCTGAAGATCACTCTTCATCTGGGCTTTCTGTTTCATCCGGTTGTACATCTCGCCGGGGAGCTTCATTAGGTTCATAGCTGAGTTCCGCAATGTCCATGAGGTCTTGAATAACTTCTGGATGGTCAGAGACGTTAA